TCATTTTGGTACCAAGTTTTACCAGTTTCCCAAGTAGAACCCGTGGGAGTACCAGTTTGAACAAGGGTATCAAAACGTCGTGCAGCAGCAGACGCAGTGAAGACATTAGTATCTGCTGGGGAAACAGAACTAGCGTCCTGTTCCGCAGTATTGATAATGTCGGAGTTTTTAAGACGATCAAAATCAACGGAGTTAGCTCCGATGCCCAGAGTTACCTGACCGCCAGTAGCAGACTTGGTAAGACCGGTACCATCAATGAGAATGTCATCTTCAATGGCAGAATCAATCTTTGCAGTAACGCGGTCTTCAATAGCACCGGTTGTAGCAATTTGATCGTTGTTTGCAACCCAAGTTTCATCACTGTGGATGGTTTCAGTTTCGTCGTCCCAAGTTACGGACTCCAGATACCGCTTGTTAACAGCATCTTGGTCAGCAGTAGGATCAGCCAGTTCGGTGATTTTATTGCTGTTCAGGTCAACATCAGTGCTGAATGAACCGTTCTCTTGAGTTACATATTGATCTTTGATCTCTTGAACAGCAAAGTTATTCTGTTCAAAGTTGTTGTTTAGATCCTGTGCACGAATAGAAGATCCTGCAAAGAAAGTAGCTTTGAGGTCATCAATGTCCGTATCCCGGAAGATTCGGATTGTTTGGCTAGAGGTGGGCTGTAGCGAAACAAATTGAATAGTTGAGGCTGTTGGGAAGGTGTATGCAGTTGTGGCTTGAGTAGTGCCGTCAACACTTACTTTGACGTCAGACTCATCAATGTATTCAAAATTAAAAGAAAAGGGGCCGGTTGTGCCGTCCCCCGTATGAGTATTAAAAGTGACAGCCATTTAAAGGAAATTAGCGGTACATTTTGAGAAGTTCTTGTGCTTCGTCATACAGCTGATTACTGCGTTCAGAATCACTCCGTTGGGTGAATTTAGAGCCCTTAAGCTTCTTACGTGCGTTGACAAGTCGGATGACATCAGCATCTTGGCTGAGGCTGCCCCATGCCCGGCGACGGGCGTTTTCAACGCGATTCTTAATGATGACATTATGACGATAAGACATCGGGTCTTTACCACGTCTGCCAGATGCCAGATCAGCTTCCATATCCTGAATAGATTTAATCACAACAGGATCTGTGGAAAGCTTTTCAAGCTCAGCTTCAAGGTTTTGATCACCAATGGCCTTTTGGAACATAGACCTAATCTTGGGTGAATCTGCCAAAGATGTACCATCTGGAGCAGAGTATACTGTCATGCGCATGTCATAGTTGCTACGCAGCAGTAGTTGACGACCAGGGGATTGATCTAGGTTAAGTTGAACAGGGCTGACCATGTTAAACAACCTAGTCATCGGATGCCAGTCGTTGATAGGTTTACCGTTGAGGATATCGTATTTAATAGGTAGTTTATCGTCCGTCAAACCTTCCGTAAGCAAGTTACGGTTACGGATCTGCTCATCCCAGCTAGAGCTAAGTTCACGCATTTGGGGATTGAGAAGACGTCCCAATTCATTACGAAGAGAAGACAAGGGGACGGTGTTGTTTGCCATGCTGGCAATGATCTTTTGTGCACTCTTAGGATCGTTGCTGAACACATCAAACAGTTGTTGCAAACCTTGCAGGTAAGTCTTACTCACCATGCCCTTTGCAAGAACCATAGAGATACCAGCAAGATTCTGTTCAGTCCATTGGTCACCCATTAAACGCTGGTTATCACCAACATCTGCAATAGCTGCAAGAATGTTAGAGAAGGGTTCCAGCGAATCGTAGCTAACCCAAACATCACCAATCTTGACAGAGCGTGGTTTCCAGCCAGCAGCTTCCCAGACACGGCGCAGTGCCACATCTTGAGGGCCGTTACCGGTAAGACCACCACTCAGGTAATGTTGCGATGCCAGCAGAACTACGCTGCTACCGATGGCAAGACGACCGTTTTGCAGTGCCTTAGCATTAGCAAGTTCAAAGTCGTTAGTGATGCCGTACTGTGCAACGTTGTCTAGTTGACCAGGCTTTGCAGCCCAGATATCGTTAAACTCCTTAACAAACAGGTTCAAGCCGGGGACGTGTTTGAAACTGAACTCCAGACCGTTAATACCAGTCCGTGCAAACAAATAGAAGGGCTTGAGGAAAGGTTGTGCATCAAACAACTGCTCCAAAGACTTACCAAAACCAGTGACTTCTTTAGTCAAAGTCGCTTCTTTTTTGGTGTACTGGAGCATGTCATCACTGATGCTACCATCCCGAGCGTCAAAGATCTGTGCATATTCACGGCTTTCAATCTCCTTGACTAGGTCAGGAGTGATATCAGGAATTACGCCAGTGTTCTTAGCGTCAAACGCTGCAATCATTGCACGTTCTTTTGCCCTTGCACGAGCAAGAATCATGGTAAATGCATCATCAGTAGCTGCCATCAGCTTCGTTGAATAAGTCAAGAAACTGTTGTCGTTAAGGCTACGTGCGATGTTAGTGATGCGGAACGCTGCCTTGTCACCATCAGTACCACGAGTTTCAGCCCAATGCTTCATCAGCTCCCACTGTTCATCAGCTTGGCTGTACTCAGCATAGCGGGTTTTGGTAGTAGTAAGTTCACCAGACCAATATGCGGCTACACGGGTCTTGAAGTATTTAGCTGCTTCAGGTACAGTCTGAATCATGGCGTTAGCAGAAGCCAACGCAGTACGCATAGTCGTTGCATCTTTGAATCCAGTGGCTGCGTAGTTCATCCAACCACCAAGCATCTGCGCCATAGGACGGGTAAACACAGCAGTGCTGGTACCCATGATTGCGCGGACAGGAGTTTTAGGACCACTCAACACACTGTTGATCATGACACCTTGCAGTTCACGGATCAACTGACCAGTCTTTTTGACACCACTTTCAGTCGTTTCGCCTAGCAGACGACGCTGCATAAAGGCATCAAAGTCCATCCAGTTGGTGATCTTGTTAGACATGGAGAAAGCTTCCAACACAGCGTGCAGGAAGTCATCAGTCGGAGCCTGACGTGCAAGGTCAAGCATCATGTCAACTTGAGCTTTGGTAGTAGCGTGGATCTCAGACAGAGTCTCTTTATACTTACGTGCAGCAAGCTTGGGATCCTGAGCCTTGAGCGAGTTAAACTCCCTACTAATGATGTAGCGAGAACGCTTGGTTTCAGTCAAACCAACAATCAAGTTGTCGTAAATAGACTTGACAGGACCATCGACATCACTAATGTCAAGAACACTTCTGATTTCTGTAGAGGCGATAGAAAGGTCACGCAGTTTTCTGAACAACGCAGTGTTGACAAGGTCTGCAGCAACAACGTTTTCAATCGACCAATATTCGATGTTTTCGCTTTTACCGCTTACACCAGTACCGGTTTGTGCAGGGTCAGCGTCGTAAACCTTTTTCCAAAACTCAGCAGGAGTATCAGAACCAGCTTCACGACCACCAGCAATCAGCTGTGCACTTTCCAAAGAATCTTTAAAGAACTCGTTCAGGTCACGGTTGTTATCACGCAGCTCTTTGAGCAGAGCTTTGAAACGAACCTCACCAAACAATTCACGTGCAAGATCTTGTACAAGTGTGGTGTTGCCTTCAAACCCTTCGTTAGCAATCCGTTCTGCCTGTGCAGCAGTCAGGATGTTGTCAGTAGAGCCATCGGACGCACCCCATTCTTTGTGGGTACGGTCAACCTGCTTTTGCACGTCATAGACGTTAGCACCGGAGTTAGGGGAACCTTGATGGGCATCAGCAATAGGCTTGTTTTTGTGACCCCTAAAGCCATCCTCTTCCATCTCGATCCGACCTTTTTCAACGGTCTGGTCTTCGACTGACTTGTTGCGCTCTTCAACCTTACGGGTTGCACGTTGTTCTGCGTCTTCAACTGGGTTCCAGCTGTCGTAAGCGCCACTTTTGTTACGCTTCTTAGTTGCCATCATCTGCTCAACCTGCAGATCAGGGGTCAACTTATTAAAGTCAACACCTTTCTTTTGTAGGTACAGAGCAGTGTCTTGACGCAGCTTCTTTTCGACAGCAGCTTTGGCAGTCTCTTCAGCTTTAGCCCGTTGCATACCAGTGACTTTATCAGCATTAGTCAATGCTTCACGATCAGGTTTGGCAGGTACTTTGGTTTTGCTAGCCATCCGAGAACGACCGATTGCCTGGATTACACCATCAGCAACCACACCAATACCCATACCCTCAACAACGTTTTTAAGGGTTTTAATAGCAGGGTGATCAGTGTCTTTAGTAGCAAGTGGAGTGTCTAGGGCTGCGTTGTGATCACGCAGTTGTCCCAACATGTTGTGATCTTGAGAATACTCAGACACAAGGTCACCAGCAGCACCAATAACGGCACCACGGGCAAGACCTGCACCGACACCAGTAACACCAGTACCTGCAATCCACGAAGCACCTGCACTGATACCACCACCAATGCCAGCAGCAGCAATGCCTTTAGCGCCAACAACCACACCAGCAGCCATGGTACCAAAGTGGACAACACCACGAATAGCGTTGCCCCACCAGGTTTGCGTGACAGGGTTCATGTCCCCACCAAGGGGGTTGAACTCAGGTTCATAGTCGTCACCTTCACGCTGCATCTCACCACTGAACATGTCACCGACACGTTCGGGTAGGGTCACAAGGGAACTTGCAGTATCACGAATGCCGCCAGTAAAAGCGTTACGAAGTTCTTCACCTACGTCATTCTTTTCCTCTTCAGCTTTTTTAGCTTCGAGTTCTTGACGCTGCTTTTCTTCTTCAGCTCTGGCTTCCTCTTCTTGTTGTTTGACTTGTTGTTCTCCAAGCTCCACAGAGGTGCCTAGAAGCTCCTTATCTACAAAAGTAGGTTCCATAATTACTTACCTCCCCTCAAAGCAGGAAGAACGTTTTGGGGTTGGTTGTAAGGCGACATACCTTCGATAGATTTGAGCAAGACGTCGTCTTCAACATACTGAAGACCGATCCACTCATTCCTAAGTCCAGACATTAAGTTGTATTTGTTAGTACCATGCCAAGTGACACGGCGACGATAAAGGGCAAGTGCTAGCTTGTCTTGGGCAGCTTTGTCAAACAAGTCATCTTTGCTGAGTCCGGTTGACGGGAAGATACCGCGCATTGTACCGGGGATGATCTGGTATGCGCCAGCAGCGAACAGTTTTTGCTGCCGTTGCAGTTCCATCACTTCACCGATAGTCATTTGGGTCAGCGGCTTGTCGAACACGTCTTTGCTGTTAGCAGATCCGTGTGCGGTGTGACCACGATTAGAACCACCAGTGTTCATGGCATCGTATTCACCGTAAGCTTTGCTTTCTTTGCTTTTGACAAGCTCCAAGAAAAATGGTGCTTCTTTGGTTTCAATTTGAGCACGAAGAGTTCTGCTGGGCGTATTGTAATCACGCAGCAAACCACGCACAAGGGGTGTCATTTTATCGACATCTTGCTCAACTTTTGGTTTGTTAAGTTGACCGTAGCCGTGAGCTGCATATTGAGCAGCGGCTAAATCCCAACCACTAATCCCACCTAAGCCTTGAGCAAGTTGTTTGAACTCAAATGGGAGCGTGCTTTTCCCGCGTCGTTGGTACTGCTGTAACTGCTGTAGAGCGGATTCAAGACCAGGAAGAGGCTGATAAATGCTAGTGTCATTTTGAAGTGCAGTGGCGGCTTTCTTGTAATTTTCAACTTTCTTCTCGTCAATTGATATGGTAGGTTCGTCAGCAAGTCCACCGTAGTTGTCAGTCCTGCTTCGATCTAAAACCCTTTTCAAAGCAATGTCGTGAGCTTGTTCAGGACTTTCAACACCAGCAGTCATAACTGCAGTCGCATACTCAGTACGGTATGCTTCTTTCATGTTGTTTAAGAACCTGTTCTCTTTTTCACCACCTGAAATTTCACCCGCTTCACGGAAAGCATCCTTGGCTCTGCCGGTCAGCTCTTTGAAAGCCTCTTCCTCTTTTGGAGAAGTCATGATCTCGGTATCTTTGACTTTTCCTTGCTGTATATAGGTTGCAGCGACTTCTGGGTGAAGAGTTCGAGCTTCTGCAGTACTGATAAATTGTTTGGCAGCAAGCAAGTATTTTGCACGACGCTCGCTTTCAGTTTTGTCAAGATCCTCTAAGGTAGTATAAGACTGAAGATACTCAGGGATCTGGTCAAACATCTTGAGAGACTGACGCATAAGGTGCAGTCGTTCACCTTCATTTAAAGGCTCACCACGCTTTTCGACACGATCCCTAAGATCTTGAACAAAAGCATCCATCTTAAGTTTGCGATCTTCGTTCGCATCTTCAATTTCTCCACGCTTTGCTTGACGAATTAACTCATCAAAGTCTTCAAACTGACGTTCAAAAGCTTTGCGAACCGTTACCAGTTTGCCGTTACCGTTTTTGTCAAATTTGTAATCAAGTAAAGCTTCGATCTGCTCAGGCTTGTAACGACCTGATGCCAAACCATCTTTAAGTTCTTGAATCAGAACTTCCCGTGTTTTGCCGCGGCCACCAAAATCATATTGGTGCAAGTTGATAAGTTTGATAAAACCTTCACCTGCATTGTTGTTTTTGACGTAGCCTGACAGCTCATCAAGCAGTGTAGTTTTGCGTTCTGCTTGCAGTCGCTCACGCATCTCAATAGCAAATGACGTAGCCGCTTTGGCTTCGTACTGCTTCATTGCGGGGAACAGGTATTCATTTAGAAGACCCAAGTTCATACCCTCAAAGTTCTTGAGATATTGACGACGGATCTCTGCTTCCACAGCAGCACGTTCAGAGCTATCCTTTGCGTTAGCAAGGGTCACCAAACGACCGCCAATAGGAATCTTTACCCGTTCTGCAGCTTCTTCATAAAACACAGCATACTGTTGACCGCCTAGCTGAGCAATACCACGTGCGTAACCGTAAGCTTTCCAGCCACTGAGATTACGTGCACGAGAGATAATGTCAGTAGGTGCATCTTCAGCTTCAAGCGAAGCAGCCACACCTTCAGAGATGGTAGCAGCTTCTTCAGCTTTAGCCTCTTGTTCTTTGAATTGTCTGATTGAATCTTCAGGCAGACCGTCAGTGTACGCCAAAGCCATACCAGCTTCGATGTCTTTTTCTTGACGGTACTTTTGATAACCTGTGATAGCATTAGTCAACGTCTGACTAAACTCAGTCAGATCGTCAAGCTCGAAATCACGTACAGTCTTTGCAATTTCGTTTTGCCGTTGTAGGGCACTACGCTCTTCTTGATCGTTAATCCGCATCACACTCATGCTTTGATCCAG